GAATCTGGTTTGTATCCATTGTAAATGAACCCATACTTGGCACCATTTTTTTGTATCCATTCGTCACCTGGACCAGAGTCAAGCATATTGATATCAATAGCATTACCTGTCAAGTGCTTTGAACCTCTAACACCTCCTACGTTTTCATTCTTTTCTTCCGACCTAAAATGACTTGTGATATAAGAACCAAGGTTAGGAATACCTTCTGCTTCAGCATCCTTCACCATTTTTATGAATGCTTTGGCAGCTTGAGGAGACAACTTAATAGGTCTACCTTTAAAGTCTTTATATCCAGTGTCAACAGAACCTGTATTTACTTCTCTCTGTTCTCCTTGGGGTTCAGTTTGTTGAGGTGTTGGTTGGGAAGTAAACTGCCTTGCTTGTCTTTCTTCTTCCTCTGCCTCCTCTGATAGTTCAAAATCTTTTTCAGTAACTCCTAAGAGTTCTGACATTGGTCTTGAAAGAATTTGGAATGCACGGTCAACACTCAACTGCATTCGTGTAAAACCAAGTTGGACTCTTTGAGCAGCAGTTTGGATCGAATCACCCATCTGCTTAAAATCAAAGTTTGCTGCTGCACCAACAACTTCCAAAATACCAATAGTTGTCGCTGTTATTATATCACCAATACCTTTGACAAACTCCTCCATATTACGAACGAAGAGTTGACCTCTCTTCATTACATCTTCAGCACTCCCTATAATTCTTGGAAGAGTTGTAACTGCCCATCCGATCAGTAAGGTCCCCACGAAGTCCATTATTCTTCCAAGGAAACTCTTATTACTCTTTTGAATTACTTTACCAGTCCTTTTTAAAGAACCTGTCACAGTTGATGCTTCTAACTGATCTTCTCTTTCTTGTCTAAGAATATTATTACGTCTTTGTCTGAACAGTTTTGCATCATTCGCAGTGTTCTTTCTCTTTGCAGCATTATCTTTTTTCACAGAATTGATGATACCTTCTGCAGTGGAAACTGAACTTGCAACAGATTCCCTCAAAGAAGTTAAGTTTTTAGTAACACCTCTTAGAATAGACATTAGCTAGGTTGGATATTATACTGAATCATAGAATACATCAAATAGAAATTATCTCTATTAGTTGTGTTGATGAGTGGAATATCGTTTGCATTTCCATCAACTGCACCTATTTCTTGAGATCCTCCTGTAGTTGTTGGGATAAGGTTGATGTTTATATTATCTTGTTGCTCTTGAAGTTGAAGTTGTGTATTAGTAGCATCAGATCCAGCACCTGTAATCATATCTGCAACCCTTCCAGCTTGTCCAGTTGCAACAGCTGTACCTATTATTGTACGTACAACATTACCTCCAGGTATCAAAAATGATATGAGTGTTCCCGTTATAGGATCTGCAACCGCTTGATTGATAATCTGCCCCAAACCACCCTGTGCTTGATATCCAGGTAAAGTTGAACCAAGCACTGCAGTTAAAAGTCCACCAAAAAGTCCACCACCACTTCTTCTTCCACCTTGATTTCTTCCACCCTGGTTTCTACCACCTTGGTTTCTTCCACCCTGGTTTCTACCACCTTGGTTTCTACCAGGTAAAGGAGTGTTTCTTACACCATTTAAAAGACTAGTTGCTGCCGCACCTGCCATCCTTAACAAGTAAGTGATAGGTCTCATCAGCAAGTTTCTGAATGCACTACCTGCAATTCTGAATCCAAGTCTTACAAGACTTCGTGTAATAATACCAAGAGTTCCTGTTAGTGTTAAAAATATTGGTATGATAAACTTCAGGTTCCTAAGTAATGTATCTCTTACTTCTTTCAAGGCATTTTCATTACCTGTTATCAAACCACCAATAAACTTAAGTGTTTGACCACCTAAGAATCCTGCCAATAGAATAGTAAAGAACCTTCCAAGTCTTCCCAAGACACCTTGTGCCTTTTGACCTATTTTTTGTAATGGTTTAGCGAGAGCACTCTGAACTTTTCTCTCAATACCACTTTCTTTATTATCTCTTACTGCTTGCTCTGCTAATATTCTTTCTCTCTTTTGTTTCTCTTGTTCTCTTATTTGATCAAGTAAAGCAGAACCTCTTACCTGAGTTGAAATGTCTACAAGAGTTTTGTTTAATAATGCTATCTGACCACCAATGTTTGATAATGATGCATTGATGGTTTGAATGGCAGCGGTATTCTGTCTGATGGCATTGGCATTCAAATCAATACCTTGCCCCATAGCAGCATTCTGCTGTGATGGTGGGGTTAAGAAAGAATATCTGGATATTCTAAACCTAGGTCTGTTAATAATAGGTGCGTTAGCCATTCATTTCCGCTTGTTTTGCTTTTAGATTCTCTTCCTCAATGTATTGATGGAGGAAAGTGAGATACACTTCACGCTCCCAAGGAATCATATTTTCAAGCTCTGTTAGTGAGTATTTATGATGCTGCATCAAGGCAAAATTAACCCTAAAGTATGACTCAAGATCTTCATGAGCCATACCTATCCGAAAAAAGCAGTCAAACCCTCCAGAACAATTTTGTTTTCTTTGCCAGTCTTAGGGTTCACAACTTTGATAGTATGTGATAACTTTGGCATCGTTTGGAAAAACTTTTCAATCTCTCCAAACTGTTTTGAACTCAACTGCTCCAAGAACTCTTTCAACTCCTTTTTAGTGCAGTCTGATGATGACCAAGACTCCTCCTCATTGAAGACCTGATCAATACAAGTAGAGATAAGTTCAAAGGTATCATCAACTGTCATAGCATCTTCGGAGAAGTTACTTTTAACAAACTCATCAATGGAAGGATACTTCATCCTTAAGACAAGTTCATCATCAAGTTTGATATCTCTCTTGTGTCCTCTTCCTTTAATGACCTTAATATCATCAAGGTTGATGACAGCAGGAACTTGAGTCTCACCATCATCAGGACAAGTGACCATTACCTCAACTTCCTCACCAACAGACTTACCTCTGATATTAAGGAAAAGAAATTCAATATCAAAAGTTGAAAGTTCTTCTATCTTGAACCCTCTGGACAAGACACAACTTTTAATTACATCTTTAACTGCATTAGCAATCTGCTTCTCATCCTCACTTTCCATAGCGATGATAAGAACTTTTTCTTCTTTTACAAGAAATGGTCTATATCTAATTTTCTTTTTATTAGAAGGTAATTCCAACTCATAAGTTGGAGTAGCAATTTTTGGTAAAGGCATAATACTGTCAAGTCATGTTTTTATTTAGAGGGCACGTCCCTCACTTATGATAGAACCAAGAAGATCTTCTCTACTCTGATATGGACCTATTACTGATTCAACTGCTGCTCCAAGCGGTGTAGTGTTGTCCTCAAGTCTACCAGGAAGACCACTAGCAGTTTCCGTTGCAGTTCCCTCTTTATTATTTGATGTTCCTCTATGTACGGAGTAACTATCAAACTTGCCACACACATACCTATCATAAGAAAATGTGCAAGTTGCTTTCAATATATCAGAAGACTGATATGCAACTTGAGTGCTTACCAAGTTAGTAGGGAACAAACCATAAAAAGTATATTGCAACTCATATTGATAGTCTCTATCAAATTTGATTACTTTAGTTTGATAGGTTTTATAATCATTTGGATATTCCATTCTATGATAATATCCTGCTTGTGACTGAGTTTCACCAGAACCATTTGCAATAAACTCTACCCAGTGCTCAAGAAACTTCATAGTTTTATATTCATTATCAACATAAAACTCTAACTGCAGAGGAGTGAATATTCTTGCATGTGCCATGTTTTCAGTAACTCCCATAAAGTTACCAGTGACTTGTGCAAGTCCAAGACTGCTACCAGGAAGTGATGCTCTATTGCACAGTAATCCAGAAGTTTCAGTCAGAAACCTATAGTCCACACCTCTCACATTCAAGTGCTTTCTAAGCAGAGTTGGCAGACCACCAAACTGTACTTGATAGTGTGAGTTTTGTGCTAGGTTTGTGAGTCTCGGTTTAAAGTCGGATATCCTTCTGGGTCTTACCACTCTAAATACCTAATATGGTTTCGTTATTATTATTTAGATGGCATATAAGGGAAAATATCAACCGTCACATCCTAGGAAGTATAAAGGTAACCCATCAAACATTATATACCGTTCTCTCTGGGAGCGTAAGTTTATGGTTTACTGTGATTTGAACGAAAACATTCTTGAGTGGGGAAGTGAGGAGATCATTATCCCATATCGTTCACCAGTTGATGGTAAAGTTCATCGTTACTTCCCAGACTTCTACATCA